TAATAAATTTAAGTTATAAGTTTAAATTTGAAAAGGAGTTTTTTATGAATGTTTATGAGTCATATAGATATTACATAAAAATAAGAGATGGAACTATAATTATAGAAGGAAAAGAATGTTCTAATATCATTGAAAAACACGGTTTTTATGATAAAAATACTTTTAAAAAAAGTTTCAAAGAACTTTCTGAAAAATATAAAGAAAATCAAATAACGACATACCAGAATCTCAGAGGTAGGTGGTATGAATGTCCAAAACCAAAAGTATAAATAATAAAGAAATTTGGCGTAGTTTTTGCAGCTGTGGAAATTATTTATATTCAGACACTGAAAAAAGAATAAAAGTTGCTAGTAGAAACCAAGTTACTTATTATTTTGAAGAAAAGTGTTTAGAAATAAATTGTTCACATTGTAATAAAATTACAAAAGTGAAGTTATAAAATGTATGGACTAGATAGAGCTGGCATTTATACTGAAGTAGAAACAGAAATTCTATATGTCAAAGAAAGACTTGAAAAATTATTTCCAAACTCATATTCAGAAAGCCTTTCAAAAGAAACAACTAATTATGAAATTAATAAGAAAAATATAAATAAGATTAAGTTAGAGAAAAAACATTTTAGTACAATTATTAGAATTGACTTCTCATATCCACGATTTTTTGAAGAGAATAATATTGTACCTCTAACAGATGAATTAAAAAAAATAATAGTAGAAGAAAATTTAACACATTTAATTAATCAAATAATTGATTACAAAATAAGTTCTGATGATTTATACTATGATTTCTTGGAATTTACTATTCAAGAAAATGTAAAAAATTTTTATAAATACCATAATATAATTGCAATGTTTTATAAAGGACTTACTAGAAAATATAAAGATTTAGATAAAGTCCAATATTACAATTTTTCAAAATCTGATAACCAGTTTTATACAACTGGATTTATCTTTCAACCTTTTCAAGGCTGGAAGATACGCCTATATAGTAAAGGGCATGAGAATAATAAAAATAATTTACAAAAAGTAAAAGGTGCTATTTTAAGATTAGAGCATAGATTAACTAAAAAAATTATTATAAAAAATTTCAACACGAATAAGATTAAAAATATTACAATACAGTCTATTGCAAACTGTATTAATAAAAATATCTCAAAAAATTTAGCTGATATTTTAATAGCTGAAATAAATTTATCTAAAGAAATTCTTGAAAAAAAATTTAAAGGATTTAGATGTAATGAATTAAATTCATTAGTCAGAGATAATCTTGAATGGATCTTAGATGAAAAAATAATTGATGATATTATCACCAACTTGACAACGAGGTCATATTCTCGGGTCAAAGTTTATAGACAAAAAGTAAGAGAAATCTTACTCACTTCACAATCTCAAGCCTCTCCAAAGAGAGATTTTTTTGGTAACATTGAAAGACTTGAGATCTTCTTCAACAATCTAATTCTTGCAAATATCAAAGTTAAATGTAACACGAAAAAACATTTAACATTTCTTTGTCAAAAATGGACTGAAAAAACAAGCCATTTTTAACACTCAAAAAATAATTTTCCTTTTAAAATCAATAATTTTTTAAAGATATGTATTTGCTCTATAACAATAGATAGCATCCCAATCCTGAAACTGAAAAGTAAATTTATATATTTTTTTATGCAATAAGAAAAAACAAATTGAAACCAGGAGAAAAGCTATGAATGAAATAATAGAATTAAATCTACTTAAAGAAGTAGCCAATAATCCAAGAATTATTACTACTGAACAAGTAGAAATATATAAAAATATTCTTCAAAGATTTGGAAACATTATTCCAGTTATTATTGATGAAAATAACTATGTTGTAAGTGATTATGCAAAGGTAAAAGCTGCAATAGAACTAGGAATGAAAGAAATTAACTGTGTTAGAATTAATAATCTTTCAGAAGATGAAGTTCAAACAATAAGAATAGCTGAAATAAGAGCAGTAGAACTTGGTAAATGGGATTATCAAAAACTATTTGATGAACTTTCAAAAATAGGAGAAGATTTTAAATTAACAGGTTTTGATTTAGATGAAATATTGGAGCAATTACCAGCAGAAGCACTTGATATTAATGGAATTGATGAAATAGATGTTCCTGAACTTCAAGATGAAGCTTTTACAAAACAACAAGATATTTGGCTACTTGGAAATCATCGTTTAATGTGTGGAGATTCTACCAAATTAGAAGATGTTAAAAAATTAGTAAACAATGAAGTTATTGATTTATTAGTAACAGACCCACCATACAATGTTGATTATCAAGCAGCGAATGGACAAAAAATAAAAAATGACAATATGAATAGTGAGAATTTTTATAGATTTTTACTAGCTTTTTATAAAAATGCTTATGAAGTGATGAGGGCAGGAGCAGGATTTTATATATTTCATGCAGACTCTGAAACAAAAGCATTCCGTGGAGCATTAATAGAAGCAGGTTTTAAAATTTCTCAATGTCTAATATGGGTTAAAAATCAATTTATACTTTCTAGGCAAGATTATAACTGGAAGCATGAGCCTTGCCTTTATGGTTGGAAAGAAGGAGTAAAACACTTTTTTATAAGAAATTTTACTCAGGATACAATTCAAGAAATTTACTCAAAAACTGAAAGTATGTCAAAGAAAGAATTACAGGAAACTTTAAAAAATATTTTAGAAGAGTATACAACAATTATTAGAGAAAATAAGCCATTGAGAAATGATATTCATCCAACAATGAAACCAATCAGGCTTATATCAAAGTTAATACATAATTCAAGCAAAGAAAATTGGAATGTTTTAGATTTATTTGGTGGCTCTGGAAGCACACTAATAGCTGCTGAACAACTAAAAAGAAAAGCATTTTTAATGGAATTTGATGAAAAGTATGCTGATGTAATTGTTAAAAGATATGCTGAAATGGGCAAAAAGGATATAAAACTTTTAAGAAATGGGAAAACTTATAGTTGGAATGAAGTTAAAAATGAACTCTATGCTGGTGATATAACATGAAAAAAGAAACATTTTCAAAAGAACAACTAACTGTAATGGAGATTTATATTAAACTTGAATTAACTAAGTTTAGTACAAAGAAGAAAGATTTATATTCTGAAATCCAAAAAAGAACTAAATATAATCTAAATACAATTACAAGTTGGATTAGAAGATATTTAGAAAAATACAAGAAAATTAGAGAAGAAATTCAAGAAGAAAAAAATGCAAGGATATGCAATTTTGAGGGCTTGACAGAAAAGCAATCAAAATATGTCATGTTTAGAATGTGTGGATTTAGAAAAGAAGAAGCAAAAACAAAAGCAGGGTATAGTGAAAAAACTAAGGTTGCAAATATTGAAAAGAATCCAAAAGTTGCTAATAAGCTAACAGAACTAAGAGAAGATTTATTCACTGATGTAAGGTATGGAGTAATGGCTAATCTTAGTGCTTTGGCAACAATTAGAGAAAGAGGAATTAATGGAGTTGATGTTGTAGAGTACACAGATGCCTCAACACCTGATGGACATGAGATAACTAAGACTGTTACTAAGCAGTATCAATATGTAGCAGCAGTAGCTGCAACCAAGGTCATAAATGACATACTTGGCTATAAGATAACTGATGAGCTGAAGCTAGAAGAAGCAAAGAAAAAAGAAAAAGAAAAGCAACTCGTTCTTCTGGAATAAGGTACTGTCAGAGAAAAACTTAGTTAGAGGGTCCAAGAGGCTCGAACTCTATCAAATTTTGAAAAATTTTCAACCTTGCCAAAAATGTTTTGACATGCGTGAAAGGAGAAAAATGCAGGAGATATTAGCAACTGAAAATAAATTGGCTAAGATATTTCAATTTTCAGAAAGAAAAGTTAGAGAGTATTTCAAAACTGCAAGAGTATCACCTGGAAAATATAATTTTATTCAAGCAGTTGAAATATTTGTTGAAAAAAATTCTGGAAAAGATGAAGCAGCAGAATTAAAAAGAGCTGAAAAAGATTTAAAAGAATTTAAGTTAAAAATTTTAAAGAAAGAGTACCACTCTGAAAAAGATGTAATAAGAATTGTATCTGATATGAATTATAGAATTAAATCTAAATTGATAACAATTCCTAAAAAAGTAAGTATTTTAATTTTAAATAAAAGTAATCAACTAGAAGTTGAAAAAATTTTAAAAGAAGAAATAAATAATGTTTTAGAAGAATTAACTGAATATAGTTATCAAGAAGAACAAGAAATAGGAGAAATAGATGGTTAGTTCTCACACTAAAAGATTAATAGAAAATATTGTAAAAGAAGTTCTAGCACCAGCAGAAGATTTAACTGTTGCTGAATGGGCTGATAAATATAGAATTTTATCAAGAGAAAGTGCAGCAGAAGCTGGAAAATGGGATACAAATAGAACTCCATATATGAAAGAAATTTTGATGTGTATTACTGACATAGAAACAAAAAAAATAACTATGATGTGTTCTGCACAAATAGGTAAAACAGAAATGTTACTTAATGTATTAGGAAGATATATGCATCTTGATCCTTGTCCTATTCTATTTGTTCAACCAACAGTAGATGATGCTAAGTCATTTTCTAAGGAAAGAGTTGAACCAATGATTAGAGATACTACTATCTTAAAAAAATTAATAAGTAAAACTAATAAAAGAGAAGAGGGGACTGTTCAAGAAAAAATGTTTCCAGGTGGTTATGTAAGATTTGTTGGAGCTAATTCACCATCAGGATTAGCAAGTAGACCAATAAGAATAACTTTACTTGATGAAATAGACAGATTTCCACTTTCAGCAAGAAAAGAAGGAGATCCAGTAAAACTTGCTGAAAGGAGAACTAATAACTTTTATGATAGTAAAAATATAAGAGTTTCCACTCCCACAGATGATGCAACTTCTAAAATTCAATTATTGTATTTGGCAAGTTCACAAGAAGAATGGTGTTTACCTTGTCCAGTTTGTGGAGAATATCAACCATTGGATTTTGAACAAATAAAATATTTAGATTTAGAAGAGCCTGAACTTGAATGTAAATTTTGTGGACATAGTTCACAAGAAAAAGAATGGAAAAGCAAAAGACAACTTAATGGAAAATGGATAGCAAAATTTCCAGGTGAAAAAGAACATAGAGGATTTCATTTAAATGCTCTAGCTTCTCCTTGGGTAACTTGGAAAGAAATTGTAAAAGAATTTCTTGAAGTAAAAGATGATGATTTTCAGTATAGAACCTTTATGAATACTGTACTTGGAAAAACATTTTCAGTCAATTTGGAAGCTGCAATGGATTATGAAGCTATCTATGAAACAAGAGAAGATTATGGAGCTGAACTACATGATGATGTGATTATATTGACAGCAGGTGTTGATGTTCAAGATAACAGACTTGAAGTTGAGGTTGTTGGTTGGGGTTATGAATATGAAAGTTATGGAATAATGTACAGAGATTTTCCAGGAGATCCTGGTAAAGAAGAAGTATGGCAACAATTAGATACATTTTTAAAAAAGAAATTTTATTTTAAAAATA